ATAAGGCGTTTTAGTTTTGATAGCATTTTACATCTAAAAAGCACTAAATAATGAGGTATTAAGTTATCAAAATACCTATGAACTATTTTAGAGAAATTCTGCTTGAAAAACTGGGTGGAAAGTGTGCAGAATGTGGCAGTACGGAATCATTAGAGTTTGACCATATTGACCCTGCTACAAAGTCATTCAATATTTCCGCTGGGTATCACAAACCCAAGGAAGTTTTGGAGAATGAGTTGTCAAAGTGTCAGATTTTATGTAACAAATGCCACATACAAAAGAGTAAGAAAGACCTCAAGTTTCGCCCTAAAAGTTGTGCTGGCGGTAGACCACTAAAGTATAAGAATTTGGGGTGTGGAGTGATGATACGAGTTCCCGAAAGTGTCACCACAGTTCTACCTCAACTGCAAGACGTTATGCAACAGTTAGAGGAGAACGGTGAGGATAGTTGTGAGGTGATCTTACAGGTCCTCAGTGATATCCAGGATCGTATTAATTAAAGTTATTCACCTTGAAAGTGCCATAATAGTGTAAGGGGCACACAAGTTCACCGCCCCGCTAACACTCAAGAGAAACCACTAATGCTCAACCAAGTTCGCAACTTTGCCCACACGATGAACAATCCCATCACTCGTAAGGCATTCTTTCTGCGTAACTTTGCCCCCAAGCGTTATAGTGAGTTCCGTGATCTGATGTACACTCTGAACACACAGTTTCACCTGGGTACTATCAACGAAGCAGAGATGAATTCTGCACTCCTTTCCTTCTGATTTCATCTCTTAATCAACACTCACAACACTCACAATGACTACCACTTTCCAAGCAAATCTGTCCGATACTGAGTATAACGGTTGGGAGAATTATGAGACCTGGAATGTTGCACTCTGGATCAACAATGATCAGAGTTTGTATCACCTTGCTATGGAGGCAGGTGATTATGAAACCTTCGTAAAAGAGATCGGCGTTGGATACTCTACTCCTGACGGCGTTAAGTATACTGACCCCAAGGTAAATGTCATCCAAATCAATAGCGATGTGTTCGACTTCTAAGTAATACTCACTCCTGTCGCAAGAGTATAAACTAGGCAACACACAGTTCACAACACTTTTCTTCTTCATTATGACCAAGCAAGTTATCCTTTCGATGCTGGCACAAGGTAACACTGGTGATGAGATTCTCTCCATCCTCGATGTTATCGTCTCTGACATTGAGCAAGAGGGTATTGATAGTTGTGCTGAGGTGTTCGCAGTTAACTGACCACAACACAGTTAGCATCAATGACCCAGTGAGTTTGGGGGTCATAAAATATACCCAACTCATCCCACACTAACTAACACACTTCCTCGTTATTATGTCCAAGACCGTGATGCTTTCGATGCTGGCTCAAGGTAACACTGGTGATGAGATTCTGTCCATTCTGGATACACTCACTGCTGATAATGTTACTGAGGGTTATGGTAACGAACCCACTGCAGATGTGATCGAGTTCTGATACTAACTGTGTGCCCTCTAGTTGACACTGGGGGGCACTTATGTTATCTTGGGTGAGGATAGTGATTCGGCAGTTATTTGCGGCGGTTGTTTATAGCGGCGCGCGGCGTTGCGTTATAAAAAAACCAAACATCCCTAACCTACAGAGGTGACAGATCGACCGATAAATATCACACTCATAAAAAATTTCCGGAAGTATAGAGATGCGCCGAAACCCCCGATACTATCGAAGGACGCCCTATTGGAATTTTTGGAAGGTAGTATTCGCAGGTTGGCTAATCAGATATCCAAAGACAATGAGTAGAGTAATACTATTGCCTCTTGGGTTTTTGATTGTACTGATATATAATGCGGTAGTGAATTAAGATTTACTACAAAAAATTCCGGATATATTTTTCATATGGAAAAGGTTTATCACATCTACGCAAAGGATAGATGTTTATTTCATTCTATCAAAGAGGAGGACTTCAGAACAACGTGGGAGACTCTGAATAATATGGTAGGGATAATGAAAACTGAATATACATCTGATGATTTGTCTTATGAAGAATTAGTTGTGAATAAACAAACATTATTAGATTCTTCACATTGACAAGTGATATATAGACTGTTAAAATTGAAATTGAAAATTTATTTCTCTTATGGCAAAAGGATTTACTGTTAAAACTGTAGCACCAAAGAAGACAACTGAGGAATGGGATATTGATGCTATCAAATCTCGAATGAAAGGTAAGAGTATTGTATTCTGTTTACCTGGAAGAGGTTGTTCATATATTTTTCTAAAGAACTTTGTACAACTATGTTTTGATCTTGTACAAAATGGAATGAGTATTCAGATCTCTCAAGATTATTCATCGATGGTAAACTTTGCACGTTGCAAAGTACTTGGAGCAAATGTTCTGAGGGGTCCGAAGCAAATTCCTTGGGATGGAAAACTTCAGTATGATTATCAACTATGGATTGATAATGACATTGTTTTTGATACTAACAAATTTTGGCAACTTTGTGATTTAGCACACTCAGAAGATGGCACAGAACGTGAAATTGTTGCTGGGTGGTATGCAACTGAAGATGGTCACACAACTTCTGTCGCACACTGGTTAGAAGAAGATGATTTCCGTAAGAATGGTGGTGTAATGAATCACGAAACTGTGGAGAGCATCTCAAAACGTCGTAAGCCATTCACAGTAGACTATACTGGTTTTGGTTGGGTACTGATTAAGAATGGAGTCTTTGAGAATCTTGAATACCCTTGGTTTGCACCTAAAATGCAAGTCTTTGAATCTGGTAATGTTCAGGATATGTGTGGGGAAGATGTATCATTCTGTCTTGATGCAAAAGATCAGGGCTTTGAAATCTGGTGCGATCCTCGTATTCGTGTTGGACACGAAAAAACTCGCGTAATCTAAAGATGGAAAAAAGATATAATATTGTTTATCACGGTCGACCGATTTACCGGAATCTCTCTCCGGAGGAATGTACGGAAATCTTACAGGACTATGCTGAAAAGTATTATAATCTTTGTGAAATAAATCCTAATGAACTTGAATTGGAGGAAATTTTAAATGGCTAAAGGTGGATCTAATAAAACTGTCTTCGAACCCGGAGCACCCAAAAAGACACGTCAGGGACGTTCTTCTCGAACATTGCTGAGTGCAACTTCTCGTAATGGACGTAAGAAAAGGTATCGCGGACAAGGAAAGGGTTAAATAATAAAAAAGAGATACCCCCTATGTCATATCTTGATTCCCACGAAGAATGGAAATCAATACACATAGAAGACTTATGGGTATATAACAAACTCTTTTTAAATCAACGTCTGGGGCATCTCTGTGGACCTACAGGGTGCCCTGTTCCATATCCAGGTCATTATATCGTCCGACCAAGTATTAATTTGCTTGGGATGGGGCGATTTTCTCGTATGGAGTTGATTTATAAGTCAACTGATCATTTTCATCCAGCTGAATTTTGGTGCGAAGTCTTTCACGGAAATCACTATAGTGTTGATTTTCAAAATAAAAAGTCAAAATTAATAGTACTTGGCGAAAAAGACTTTAATGATCCATTGTATAGATGGAAAAAATGGACTAAAATAAAAGGTGAGGTTGAATTTCCAGAAATTTTAAATGACTTAAAGGGAAATTATGAGTGGATCAACTGTGAATTTATTGGAAATAAACTCATTGAGGTTCATTTTCGCCAAAATCCAGACTTTCGCTATGGTAATTCAGTGGCAATACCAGTTTGGAAGGGAGAAAAAGTAGAAAATATTGAAAATTTGGTGTTTGTAGAGGATAAAGACTATCACAGAGAAGGATTTTACATTGATAACGGGATAGCAACCCCGTAAAAAGTTCTGATTTAAATAATCAGGAGCAAAAAATGACTAAAAAAGTCGATAAAGACCCAAATTTTATGAAAAATGAGTGGGGAACTGAATATTTGGCAAGTGAATATGGTTGGGATTCTAAAATTGAGAAGCAAAAGATGCTTCGTGAGATTGCAAATGACGACATAACTCCCAAAAAACACGATTTTTATCACCAAAATGAAATTCATGAAAAAATTCGTAATGATGAGGACTATGATGACTGGGAATATGGCACAGAACCAGTCTATGGACCGCTAAAAGGATAATAAATAAGATAGAATTATAATACCAAATGCCTCTAGAAAGGGTAAGTCAAGGTTTCAAAGATATTAGTATGTCATTTCAGAGCAATCCTCTGAATGATGATATAATTGCGATCAAAAATGCAACTGCAATTGCTCGCTCAGTCAGAAACATTGTATTTACCCTTCCTGGAGAAAAGTTTTTTGACCCAAATTTTGGATCTAATATCTCTGCATCTCTATTTGAAAATGTAGATTCTTTTTCTGCAAGTATTATCGAAAGTGAAATTAGAACATCAATTAATAATTTTGAACCAAGAGTAAATTTACAAGATGTATCCATTGAACCTGACTACGATAATAATACATTCAATGCAACAATAAGGTATGAAATTATAGGAGCAAATATACCTCCACAACAATTAGAATTCGTTCTCCTATCATCAAGGTAAATGTCGTTAATAAATTTTACAAATTTAGACTTTGATCAGATAAAGTCTACTCTTAAAGATTATCTAAGATCTAACTCTAATTTCACAGATTATGATTTTGAGGGTTCGAACTTATCAACAATCTTAGACGTATTAGCATATAACACATATATCTCCTCATACAATGCCAATATGGTATCGAATGAGGTCTTTATTGATAGTGCTACTCTAAGGGAGAATATTGTTGCACTAGCTAGAAACATTGGATATATTCCAAGATCTAAAAAAGCAGCTTCTGCAACAGTGACTTTCTTTGTAGATGCTTCTAATATATTTCCAACACCCGCGTCACTAACTCTACAGAAGGGTATTGTTGCCTCTTCATCGGCACAGTTTGCAAATCAGTCATTCACCTTTTGCATTCTCGAAGATATAACAGTTCCTGTCATCAATGGAACTGCAGTATTCGAAAACGTTAAAATTTATGAGGGATTACTGGTTACAAGTACTTTTACAAATTCTTTTAGAAATCCAAATCAAAGATTCATACTTGATAATGCTGGTATTGACACTGATTTAATCTCAGTTTTAGTAAAACCATTACAAACGAGTTCAATCAGAACAAAATTCAATAGACAAGATAGTTTATTTGATGTTAACGGACAATCTAAAGTATTTTTCTTACAAGAAGTTGAAGATGAAAGATACGAATTAATTTTTGGTGATGGAATTTTTGGCGAAAAATTAGGAGACGAAAGTTTTATTGAAGCATCTTATATCACATCTAATGGAGATGCTGCAAATGGAGTATCCAGATTTTCATTTAGTGGAAGAATTGTTTATGTAAGAAATTCCCAGGAATATGTAGTGTCTTCTGGGATATCGCTATTAACGACGATTTTATCAGCATCTGGTGGAGAACAAATAGAGTCAATTGATTCTATTAAAAAATATGCTCCCAGAATTTATGCTTCTCAAAATAGAGCATTGACAATAAATGATTTTGAAACTTTAATTCCTGCAAGAATTTATCCCGAAACAGAATCTATTTCAGTGTTTGGTGGAGAAGATGTTATTCCTCCCCAATACGGAAAAGTTTTTATTAGCATAAAACCAAGAACTGGCGACTTTTTACCTAACTTGGTAAAAGAAAACATCAAAAGAGATCTTAAGAAGTATTCGGTCGCTGGTATTGTTGCGGAAATATTAGATCTCAAATATCTTTATATTGAAGTAGAATCTCAAGTTTATTATAATACCAATCTAGCTCCTAGTTCTTCATACGTATCTTCTTTGGTTATAGACAATGCAACAAAGTATTCTGAGTCTTCAGAATTGAACAGATATGGTGCCAGATTTAAATATAGTAAATTTTTAAAGATGATCGATGATAGTCATGAATCTATAACATCAAACATTACGAAGATACAGATGAGAAGAGATCTTCGTGTTGTGTTAAATACTTTTGCGGAATATTCTATTGGATTTGGTAATCAATTTTATATCAAGAGTTTGAATGGTTTTAATATTAAATCCTCATCATTTAGAGTTGCTGGATTAACTCAAGATGTTTACATCTCAGATGTTCCTGATACAAATAGAAGAACTGGATCAATATTCTTGTTCACAGTTCCTTCTTCACTTTCTTCACAAGCAACTATTCTTAGAAGAAATGTTGGAAAAATTGATTACGTTAATGGAGTTATAACTCTAAACCCCATCAATATAACATCTGCACCATTAAAAGACGGACAACCAACCATTGAAATATCTGCCATTCCACAATCAAATGACATTATTGGAAAGCAGGATCTGTATTTGCAACTAGATATTAGTAATAGTATTTTTGAAATGGTAACGGATCAAATTTCATCAGGTGCAGATTCGTCTGGGTCATCATATGTAGTTTCTTCAAGTTACAAAAACGGATACATCGTAAGATAATAAAAAAAATGACAGAAAAAAGAGTTCAATTCAGCACTATTGTTAAGAACCAGTTTCCTGGTTATGTTGATGAGGAGTATCCTCTATCACAAGAATTTTTTTCTCAGTATTACAAATCGGTAGAATATCAGGGCGGTCCTATAGATATTCTACAAAATATTGATGAATATGCAAAACTTAACAATAATGCCAATACAATTGAATCTACTACGTTAACTAGAGACGTAGATCTTTTTGATGCGGAAATATTTGTACTTAACACTGTTGGGTTTCCAGACTCATATGGTTTAATAAAAATTGATAATGAAATTATCACTTATACTGGAAAAACTAATATTTCTTTTACGGGATGTATTAGAGGATTTAGTGGAATCACCTCTTATCATAATAGCAATAATCCAGAACAACTAGTTTTTTCTGATTCTGAGATTAGTGAGCATGTAGCAAATTCATCTGTACAAAATCTAAGCACTTTATTCTTAAAAGAATTTTTTAGAAAGACAAAAATTCAACTTGCTCCTGGGTTTGAAAGTAGAGAATTTTATGATAATAAGTCGGATAACCCAAGTCAAAGAGTAAGACTAAATCAAGGTCTTTTTATAAAGCAACTTAAAGATTTTTACAAATCAAAAGGAACTGATTACTCATTCAAGATTTTATTCAAAGCACTTTTCAACGAAAACGTTGAGGTTATAAAGCCTAGAGATTTTCTTTTCAGACCTTCGGATAGTCATTATAGACTAACTAAAGATATAATCATTGAAAAAATTTCTGGAGATCCTTTAGATCTTAGAAATTCGACTATATTCCAGCAAAAGTATGGAGATATTAATAAAGCGTATGCTCCAGTAACAAGTGTAGAGAAAATAACAAGCGGATTCTCTACTTCAGATTATTACAAAATAAGTCTTGATAGTGGATACAATAGAGATATTATAGTTGATGGCGCTGTATATGGGGATTTTTCAATTCACCCAACAACTAAGGTAATTGGAAATGTATTCCCCCAATCAACTTTTATTGATGTAGATTCTACGGTTGGATTTCCAAATTCAGGAGAACTCAGAGTTACTTATGATGATGGATCTGTTGGGATCGTTAGCTATACATCTAAGAGTATAAATCAATTTACAGATTGTACTAATATTTCCCAACAAATATTAGATACCACAAAAATTGGTATAAACACATATGTTTATGGGCAATCAGTAGTTGATGGTTCAGAAATCAAAGTTAGGGTTACTTCGGTATTGAATGAATTTGAACCTTTAGAAAATACATATTATCTTGGTAATGGAGACGTAATTAGTATTAATTCTCTAGGAGATGATGTAAGTAATGTAAAAGTAAACAATTGGTTACTGAATATTTGTCCAACTTTCGAAGTAAAAGACTTTTCGATTGTCAATACATCAAATAATACAGGTATTGTAACTACAGTAACTCCGTCATCATTTAAAATTGGGGATAGAGTTTCATTCATAAATGAAACAAATACAAAAATACCAGCATCAATTACAGATGTCAAGTCTGATACGACATTTTCTGTCATTGGGCAAGGTAACTTGCCATTGGATGGCAAGTACAAGTTAAGAAGAGAATTATTGAAAACAAATTCTTCTGTTTTTTCAGAAGCTTCTTATATAAATTCAAATGTTCAGAATGTTTATAATTCCCCAGATGGTGAAAGTGTACTTGTGGCATCTCCATCTATACCATATTATTCAAGTCAACCACTCAACCCAGCAAATCAAAAAGTAGTATTCTCAGGGTCTTATCCACCACCTGGAATTGCCTCTACGGATATTATTCAAATAACAACCAACACAGATCATGGATTTTATAGTGGAGATGCGATATATTATACTCCAGAAAAAGAAGTCACTGAAATACTTAATGAAAATGGAGATGTATCTTCAACTCAGACAACAATTTTAAGTTCCCTTGGAGATAACATTCAAGAGGGAATCTATTTTGTAAAGAGACTAGATCAAAATAATATAAAACTTTCTAGAAGTAGATCTGATGTTTTTAATGAAATTTTCGTTAATATTAATTCCAATGTTACACCGAATTCAAATACACTAGAAAGATATGATCTAAGAGGAAAGACATTACAATCCCAAAAACTTTTAAAGGAGATTTCTAATCCAATAAATGATGGAAAAACTTATAAGACTTCGCCGGGAAAAACTGGAATTCTAATTAATGGCGTTGAAATTTTAAATTATAAGTCAGCAGACAATGTATTTTATGGTGAGATAGAAGAAGTTGAAGTTACTTCTACTGGAGAAGATTATGATGTTATTAATCCCCCAATTCTCAATATCTCAGATCAAGTTGGAACTGGGGCAACTGGATATTGTGCTGTTTCTGGATCTCTAGAAGAGATTAGAGTCATTGACACTGGTTTTGATTATACCCAAACTCCAATAATAAAAATTAGTGGAGGAAATGGAAAAGGCGCTATTGCCGAAGCTAATATGAAATTAATTGATCATAATGTATCATTTAATTCAGAAGAAAATTCAGGATTAGTTGGAGTTGGAACAATAATATCAACAATTGGTTTTGGAACATATCATAAGTTTAGAAATGGTGAAAAAGTAATTTATTTAACAAATGGTCAGCAAGCAATTTCTGGTCTAATTAATAATTCTGTTTATTATACTCACGTCAATGATTCATATACTATTAAATTACACGGATCTAGAAATGATGCTATATCTGGTATTAATACAATTTCTCTGCTTTCCTATGGAGTGGGAAATCACACCTTTAAGTCATTTGATAAGAAATCTGTTTTATCTAGTGTAAAAGTAGTAAATTCTGGATTTGGTTACGAAAATAAGAAGAGAACATCTAGTATTTCTGGAATTAACACTGCAACCAATACTGTTCAAATTAAAAATCATGGTTTTAATGATGGAGAAATTATCAAATACACTTCTACAGTTTCTCCTATTAGTGGATTAACTTCTGGAGAGCAATATTACGTATTAAAAGATGATAATGACTCTTTTAGACTAGCATCTGTTGGATCAGGATCAACTGTAGATAATTATTTTTATAACATAAGACAAGAAATAAATTTATCAACAGTTGGCGTTGGCACCCATATATTTAATTATCCTGAAATTAGTGTTGAAGTAATTGGATCTGTAGGAATTTCTTCGGTTTCTGATGATGATTTTAAAGCGGTTTTGCAACCAGTTTTCCTTGGAAGTATAACATCAGTTCATTTAGAATCTTCTGGATCTGCATATGGTTCTGAAGATGTTATTAATTTCTACAGAGATCCATCTTTTACTTTATATTCCGGTCAGGATTGTCAACTGACTCCAATTGTATCTAATGGTGGAATTTCTGAGGTTCTAATAAACAACTCGGGAAAATCTTATTTTGCTCCACCAAACTTAGAAATTGTTGGTGGTGGTTTTGGGGCAGTTTTGGTTCCTGTTCTCTCTGCTGACGGAAGAATAACAGAAGTTAAGGTCATAGAGTCTGGAACGGGATATTCTTCCAATAACACTTCTGTAAATGTTATTTCACCAGGAAGAGGTGCTAATTTTAGCGCAAAAATACAATCTTGGACAGTAAATAATTTTGTAAGAGATTTTAATAATATCTCAAATGATGATGGATTCCTAAATGATGGTAATTTTGGATTACAATATTCTCATTTATATGCACCAAGAAAATTAAGAGAAATATTATATTCTAATGATGAATCTGGAAAAACATTATTTGGCAATTTTGACCTTAAAAAATCCCAGTCTGGAGAAGAGATAGACTCCACAAACCATTCGCCTATTATTGGATGGGCATATGATGGAAATCCAATCTATGGTCCATATGGATATGAAAAGAAGACTGGTGGATCCGTTAAGCAACTTAAGTCTGCTTATGTTGAAGAGTCTTCCAAGAAAATCAATAGACCACCTTCTTTCCCACCAGGTTTCTTTGTAGAAGACTTTACTTATGTTAATAGTTCTGTTGATCTTGTTTTAGATGAAAATAATGGAAGATTCTGTGTAACACCAGAGTTTCCAAATGGAGTATATGCTTATTTTGCAACGTTAAATTCGTCTCCAGATTCCTCAGGTGTTTTTGCAAAATATAAGAGACCACAATTTCCATACATTATTGGAGATTCTTTCTATTCAAAGCCGATTGAATTTAACTTCAATAGATCATTATCGCAAGAATCTTTAAACTTGAATGAAACAAATTGGAGAAGAAATACTTCAAGATACCAAATTAATAAATCAATTAATTACTATGATTATTTGACAGTTCCAAACTTATTATCACAAATAACTTCGATTAAGTATGCTTCTCCGGGTTCTATTCAACATATAGGTATAGTAACTGGTGGATCTAATTACAAAGTAAACGATCGTATTATTTTTAATAATGAAGGAACTTCTGGATATGGTGCTGATGCGGTAGTTTCTAGAATTTTTGGAAAACCAGTATCTAATATAAGTGTAGCAACAAGCAGTATTTTCAACGCAGAATTTTATCCTTTAAATGGAAATGGTGATTTCTTAATCTTCTCAGATAATCCCCATAGTTACAATAATGGTGATGTTGTTTCAGTCTCTGGTGTCAATACAACAAATTCATTAATTTCTGGTTCTTATGTATCCGGAATTACTACCGGTGGGAAATATATTTTAAATGTTGGTGTAGGATCCGCAGCAGTAACTGGATTTGTGACTTATTTTTCAGTTTCGGGAAATCTATCGTACCCATCCATAACTGAAAATGATATTCTAGGAGTAGGGACAGAACAACTAAAAGTTTTAAATGTCGATCAGATAAATTCAAGAATAAGAGTTCTTAGAGCAGTTAATGGGACTGTTGGGGTTTCTCATACAAGTTCCACCGTAATTTATCAAGCGCAAAGAAAGATTAAAGTAAATGTTGGTTATAAAACTTCTTTTGACAGTAAGGTCAACAGAGAAATTTATTTTAATCCATTAGAATCTGTTGCTTTAGGAACTGTCTATGGAGTTGGTATTGGCACAACAATCTCATTCTCAAATCCAGGATTCGGCGCTACCCAGACATACATTCCAACAAAATCAATCTATTTACCAAGTCACGGATTAAGAACAGGAGATAAAGTATTATATTCGACAAATAGTGGCACTCCAATTGGAGTTAGCACTAATGGAATCTCAACATCACTTTCATTAACTGATAACACTGTTCTTTATATTGCCAAAGTTTCCGATGACTTAATTGGCATATCTACTGTTAAAGTTGGTCTTGGGTCAACTGGTAACTTTGTTGGAGTATCTGCTACAACAATTAATGATAGCACTTTATTCTTCACATCAATTGGAAGTGGCGAGTATCATAGTATTAAAACTGATTATGATAATGTAATAAAAGCAACAGTATCTAGAAATCTTGTTACGGTTTCGACTTCACAAACACATGGACTTACTAACAATGATGTCGTAAACATTAATGTAAATCCATCAATTTCTACTTCATACACTGTCAAATACAATGATAGTTCAAGAAGAATTGTTATTAATCCAAAATCATTTGAAAGTGTTGGCATAAACACTTTAACTGGAGAAATTACTATTCAAAATCATGGATTTTATAGTGGACAAAAAGTTCTACATACTTCCATATATGATAATTATGGATTAAAGAATGATGAAATTTACTATGTAATTATTGTAGATGATAATACTATTAAATTATCCGACACTTATGAGAAATCTGTTAGCAGAATTCCAAACTATATTGGAATAACCAGTGCTTATAATGGAGAAATATCCCCAATAAACCCCCCAATAGAAATTTATAGAAACTCAACTATTACTTTTGATTTATCAGATTCTTCACTATCTTTCGTAAATCAAGCAAATAATTACTCTGCTTTTGAATTAAACTTCTATAAAGATAAGAACTTTACTGAATTATATGACACATCAGAATCTACTGCTTTCTTTGAAGTTAATAAGTATGGCACTGTTGGTATTAGTTCAGATGCTAGGGTTACTTTATCGGTAAATGAAAATACTCCAAAAAATCTTTACTACAAATTTGATCTCGTAAATACGGACTCAATTCTTCCAGTTAAAGAAGAGATAGTTGTAGATGAACTTGTGCCATCATACAATGAAATACTTGTAAAATTAAGTATCTTTAATGGGCAGCATCAAGTGCTGGTTTCTTCTGGAACAACATTTACTTATACTTTGAGCGAAACTCCAGAAAATACAGAATATAATTCAACAACATCAATCCTGTCCTACGAAACTAATTCATTGAGTGCTTATGGTGGAATTTCTTCCGTCAGAATTAAAAATGGAGGGACAAATTATCTATCTTTACCCGGAATATCTACGCAAGTAAGATCTGATTTAGGAACTGGATCGATTTTAGAACCTAGTAGCGAAAATATTGGCGTATTAAAAACATTTAGGATTAATGATATTGGATTTGATTTTCCATCTGATTTTACGATTAGACCAAAACCAAATCTTCCAAAGATTTGTAAAATTGATCCATTGGCATCTTTTGAGTCTATTGGTGTAACTTCTTTTGGTAGGGGTTATAGTGTAGCACCAAGATTAATAGTTTTTGATGGAAAAACGGGACAGTTGGTTCCTGAGGTGGATTTAAAGTATACATTAGGCGATAGTAAAGTAGAAATAAGAAAAAACACTTTTGGTATTAATAATGTAAGACCTACCATACTTCCAATTAATAACTCCAATGGTGTCGGAATAGCAAATATTTCATATAACAATATAACCAAAGATGTAAGTGTAACACTATCTGTCGGATTTAGTACAGCAGATTCTTTCCCATTTGCTGTTAATGATAAAGTTTTGATTGAAAATGTTAGTGTTGGTGTCGGATCTACTGGCAAGGGATTTAATTCTGAAAATTACGGATACAATTTATTCACAATTAAATCTGTAGCGGAAAATAGAGGTGGTATTGGTATTGTAACATATAGTCTAGATGGATTATTAGGTCCTGGAGATTATCCAGGTAGTTTTGATTCCATCAATTCTTCTGGAAGAATTATACCAGAAAAATACTTACTGAAATTTGATCCTATTCTTAGAGTCAATGATTATTTGAAGGGTGAAGTGATAAAAACTGAGAATTTGGGAGAAATTGGATTTGTTGGTAATTGGGATTCAAATAATTTACTACTGAGATTAAATACAAACACAAATCCAAAAGTTGGCGATATTCTTGAAGGAAAATCATCATTCACCAAAGGTACAATAAAGCAAATAAATTCATTTGAATCGGATTACAAGATTGATTATTATTCAATAGTTAGAAATGGATGGGAAACAGAAATTGGATTCTTGAGCAATAACTTGCAAAGAATCCAAGACAATGACTATTATCAAAACTTCTCATATTCTCTAAAATCAAGAGTTGATTATGACACTTGGAATGATGCTGTAAGTTCATTAAATCATACTGTTGGATATAAAAAGTTTAGTGATTTACAAATGGAATCTCTTGTTCCACAAAGAGATTCTAGGAGAATGATTGTAGGAATACCGGCAAATGTTCCTAGTATCGAAATAACAACTGATCTGACAGGATATGCGAGTCTAAATTGTGTTTATAATTTTGATCTTGCTTCAGAAAATGCTCTAATTTCTGGTTCAGGTGTTTTCTCCGATGAGATAACGTTCGCCAATAGAATTTTAACAGATTATTCAGAATCTGTAGGAAATAGAGTTTTGATTATTGATGATATAAGTAATCAGTTTAACAGCAGCCCAAGACCAACCCAATATTCTGAGATTGCAAGATTCTATCTCGATCAGGCAAGATGTAAGAAGTACATTACTTATGTACAAGATAAGAGATTTACTGGTGAACGTCAATTAATGCTGGTTACACTATTATATGATAATGAAGGTGACTCATTCTTGAACCAATATGGAAGAATAGAAACTCAAGAAGATCTTGGATCTTTTGATTTTAATATTCAAGGATCAGAAGGAGTTCTATACTTCTATCCGAATAAGTACACCGTAAATGACTACAACATTTCTACACTTTCTTACAATATTAAATCAGTTTATAGTGGAATAGGAAGCACTAATTTTGGAAATTCAGTTAAAGTAAACACTAGCAGCACACAGATATCTGCTGGATCAACAGGAACAATAGTAAGTATTTCTACAAACTATACTTCAACCAAAGTTATTCTTGAAGTTACTGGTAGTAATGGAGAATATGAGTTTGATGAATTTAATTTAGTTCATGATGGAAATAATATTGAATTCTTAGATTATGGACAACTTACCAATCACACATTATCCGATCCTGCAAGTGGATATGGACTTGGCACATATTATCCATATTTCTCAGGTTCTCTTCTAAAGGTTGATTTTATTCCTGTGGCAGGAATAGCAGTTACAGTTAATACTTTACAAGTTTCAATCGCCAATACTTCCTTGTCTGGAATTGGTACAATTGACTTTAAGAACGGAAGAATAAATTCATCCAATACTTCCATAGCATCTACAACATCACCAGTAGCGACGGTTGTAGCATCTTATCCGGAAGAATATGATTCTGCTTATTTCCTACTTCAAGTATCTGATATTACAAATAACAATCATCAATTATCAGAAGTTATTGTTATAGATGATGGAACCACCACATCACATGCAGAATTTGCTAACTTAGAAACTTCTTCTGGTTTGGGTACAGTAGGAACTGGTAGAATTGGCGATATTACAACATTGACATTTACTCCTAATTCTGGAATAAATGTTGAAGTTAGAACATATATGAATGCCATCAGGAATGCTGATGATAGCATTCCTCCTGTAGTTATTGATTTTAATAACTCTTCAATTGAAACTGATTTTGGAACCTATTCGGGAACTGAGACTGACATCAAGAGATCATTTGATTTGCGTCATAGAAACAATAGAATATTCCAAAGAGATTTTGATGGAAGTGACTCCAGTATTGTAAATATTTCCGATAACACTATCAGAATAGAAAATCATTTCTTTGTTACTGGGGAAGAAGTTATATACACCCACGCGGGTTCCGGATCAACCCAAGCAATAGGAATAGCAT